TAGAAAGAAATACATTATTTTTATTAGCAGAAGAACTTAAAAGATTTAAACAAGAAAAAGGTTTAAAAGATTTTAATGACTTGTTAGAAGATTTCTTGACCAAAGAAAATCATAATAAATTCAGAGTTTTATTCATAGATGAGGCACAAGATTTATCTTTGCTGCAGTGGGAAATGGTAAGAAAGATTTGGGACAAAGCAGAAAAAACTTATATAGCTGGTGATGATGACCAAGCAATATTTAAATGGGCAGGTGCAGATGTAGATCACTTTATTGCACTCAAAGAAGAAGTAGATGATATTAGAACTTTAGATCAATCCTATCGTATACCTGGAGGACCTATACACGAACTATCACAAAAAATTATAGGCCAGGTACAAAATAGATTTGACAAAGAATATAAACCAAGAACAGAAGAAGGAGTCTTACATAGATACTCTGACATTACGCAGGTAGATATGTCTGAGGGTAATTGGTTAGTATTATCTTCTGCAAATCATTTCTTAGATTCAGTCAAAGAAGTATGTGAGCTGCGGGGTTGGTATTATTCTTTTAAAGGACGTAACTCTATTTCATTAAAATTATTATTAGCATTAAACAACTGGGAGTCTTGGCGTAAAGGTGAATTATTAAATCATCTAGAGATAAAAAATATTTATGAATACCTTGGATCAAATGTATTAGAGGGATTTAGAAAAGGTAAAACATTACACTCTGAAGATAAATATGCTTTAGAAGAATGTAAAAAAGATCACGGACTAATTACAGATAAAGTTTGGTACGAAGCATTTGAAGGACTAGATCCTATTACAGAGAATTACATTCGTAATATGAGGGCGAATGGTGAAACGTTAAATAAAAATCCTCGTATATTAATGTCAACAATACACGGAGCGAAAGGAGGTGAAGCTGACAAAGTTTTATTGATGCAAGACATAACGAATGCAGCACTCGAAACATTTAGTCACGACCCAGATGAATTACATAGATTATTTTATACTGGAGCGACGAGAGCGAAGCGTGAATTGCACGTCTTGGATCCAAGAGATTTTGATAAAGCTTATTTGTTATGAGTAAAGTTTGGGATAAACAACACGGCGGAAGTCACTATCAAAAGTATGTGATACAGCCCAGTAAATTTGTGGTGGAGAATAAGTTGCTATATCCGGAAGGATGCGCTATAAAATACATAATCAGGCATCAAGATAAAGGCAAGAAGCAAGACTTGTTGAAGGCCATTCATTTTATCGAGATGATAATTGAAAGGGATTATAAGTGAGAAGCACACAGATACCTCTGTTTACACCAGAAACAGAATGGGTTATGCCAGAAGAGCTAAAAGATCTTCGAGGCGCCAAAGAAATAGCAATCGATTTAGAAACTAATGATCCACATTTAAAAGAGCTAGGCTCTGGTAATGTCACCGGAAAAGGGCACATTGCTGGCATTGCGGTGGCCGTAGAGGGCTGGTCAGGGTATTTCCCTATACAACACGAGTCTAACGGCAATATGGACAAAAAACTGGTATTTTCGTGGTTGCAGGATATGTTTAACCAAGAAGACACCACCTTCATATTTCACAATGCGATGTATGATATCTGTTGGTTAAGATCCGCAGGTCTTACTATCAAAGGTAAAATTGTAGATACAATGATAGCAGCGTCTTTGATTGATGAGAATAGATTATCTTATCAATTAAATACATTGTCTAGACATTACATTGGTATGGGTAAAGATGAAAGTATTCTTAATGCAGCTGCAAAAGAATATGGCATTGATGCTAAAAAAGATATGTGGAGATTGCCTGCAATGTTTGTAGGTCAGTATGCAGAACGTGATGCAGAGTCTACACTTAAACTTTGGAAACGATTAGAAACAGAATTATACCAGCAGGAGCTGTGGGATATATTTAACTTGGAGACAAAACTATTTCCGTGTCTTGTTGATATGAGATTCAAAGGCGTAAGAGTTGATTTAGAGAAAGCAGATAATATTAAAAATTCTTTAATACACAAAGAGAAAAAAATATTAGCTAAGATTAAAGCATTGACTGGAGTTGATGTAGAAATAATGGCAGCTCGTAGTATTGCAAAAGCTTTTGATAAATTAAAACTTCCTTATGACAGAACAGAAAAAAGTAAAGAACCAAGTTTTACAAAAAACTTTTTACAGAATCATCCACACGAATTACCAAAAGCAATTGCTGAAGCAAGAGAACTTAACAAAGCTCACAGCACATTTATAGATTCTATAACTAAACACGCAGTTAATGGTAGGATACACGCAGATATAAATCAAATTAGATCTGATAGTGGTGGCACAGTTACTGGTAGATTTAGTATGTCTAATCCAAACTTGCAACAGATACCTGCAAGACATCCAGAACTTGGTCCTTTAATTAGATCTATATTTATTCCAGAAGAAAAGCATACGTGGGGATCTTTTGACTACTCACAACAAGAACCTAGAATTTTAGTACATTACGCAAAACTGCAAAATTTAGCTGGTGTTGATGAAATTGTAGACGCATACAACGCCGGAGACGCTGATTTCCACCAGGTCGTGGCCGATATGGCAGGCATAGAAAGAAAGCAGGCTAAGACGATTAATTTAGGTCTGATGTATGGAATGGGTAAAAATAAATTAATGGCAGAACTAGGTTTGATGAAAGAGTCTGCAGAAAAATTAATAAAACAATATCACACGAAAGCTCCGTTTGTAAAACAACTTATGGATAATGTTTCACGTAAAGCAAATGATAGAGGTAAAATTAGAACTTTGTTAGGACGTGCGTGTCATTTTGATTTATGGCAGCCTGTACAATTTGGTGTGTTTAAACCATTACCATTAGAACAAGCAAGAAAAGAATACGATGAACCTTTAAAGCGTGCATTTACATACAAAGCTTTAAATAAATTAATACAAGGTAGTGCGGCTGATATGACCAAAAAATCTATGGTAGCTCTTTATGAAAATGGTATAATACCTCACATACAAATTCACGATGAAGTGGATATTTCTGTTGAGTCTCCAGAAAAAGCAGAAGAGATAATCAGCATAATGGAGTCAGCAGTAGAGTTAAAAGTTCCAAACAAAGTGGATTATGAACAAGGAGAAAACTGGGGCGATATTAAATAATGGCAACATATTTAAATGCAGATATACCACCTATCTATTGTCAAGTGCGGAAGGAGTATTTATATGATTTTAAAGAACATAAAGGCGAAAGTCTTGAGTGTGTGGTCTTCGGTATTACATCGATATCAGGAATGGCGATCTTATTTAACATTATGCTTACAAACGGCGCGTGCTATTGGAGACTGCCTATCAGTGCGTTTTTCCAAAAATCGTATGACAGAACCAAAGTGCCCGATATGTCAGTTGACGAGTTGGAATTGTGGAACTGTTTTAGTTATTATCCCAGCGTGCATCATTACAGCTATCTTACTAATCAACGTGGTAAGTTTTTAGGTAAAGATAAAAAATTTTATAAAGGTGAATATTTATTTACAATTGACTGGGCTCACCCAGACAGTAACATTCTGGATACTGACCATTCTGAAATACCTCAAGAACATAAGTGTGCACATATACTGGAACTCGATAACGGTAATTTTGCAGCTCAGCCTAATAATCGTATTCTGTGGAACCTTTCTCACTATACTACTGATAAGTTTTGGCCTGACTTTAAAGTCCAAAATACTTACTGGACTGTTGAGAATAAAGACTGGGTTACAGAAGATACTGACAAGATGTTCTACCAGATAGAAGACAAAGAAGATTGATTTCTACCCCATAAGAATATAAAGTATATGGCTATGAATATAGAGGTAGCCAGGATGAATTATTATTTTACAGGAGTATTAATTGTTCTTTTGACATTGCTAGCTTTGTGTGGAGGGCCAAGTGCCTACTAACAAACCAATGAACATTTCAGAAGAGGCAGCTGTGCAAATGCCTATGAAAACGGTCGCTAGTTTGATCGTTATCGTAGCACTCGGCACGATGGGCTATTTTCAAATTGTTGAGAGATTAAATGTTGCAGACACTAGAATTAAAATAATAGAAAAAGATTTAGAAGAAAATACAGAGTTTAGAATTAAATGGCCACGTGGAGAAATGGGTTCATTGCCCGCCGATTCTGAGCAATTTATGCTTATTGAAGATCTCTATAAATCTGTAGAGAAAATGGAAAAAACTCAAGAAATGAATATGACAAACAAAGTTAATATAGAATTTTTACAAAAACAAGTTGAAAAACTTTTAAATGATGTGGAAGAGTTAAAAGATAAAAACAGAGAAATAATTTATAAAAACGGGAACTAAAAATGGTTGAAGCTGTAGTAGGATTATTGATGTTTGTAAATGGAGAAATTAAGGAGGCACGACTGCAAGACTCGATGGCTATGTGCCTTCGCGGGAAACGTGAAGCGGAAAGAACTTTTTCTCAATCTGTTACTTATAAATGTTGGAAAGGTAAAGCAGAATTAGAGGACAATATTGACGGTAGTAAGAGTATCAAGAAGTTGATAATAGATTAGAATGTCAAAATTTTTTAAGTTTAAAGCAGAAGTTGTTCCAGGTAAATGTCCTACCTGTGAAGAACATACTTTATTAGTTGGACTTACAAAAGAATATTATAGATGTATGACTTGTGGTGCTGATCTAGAACAACACATAAATGGTAAAATAAGTTACATACCAGCGATGCATCTTAATACGCTGAAATCAGACTTAGATAAGTATTTCGGCGATGGCGAAAATTAAAGGATTTTTAAACAAGGTTGCGCACGAACCTGTGTTTCACAAAACGAGTATAGGTCGTAAACCTAGCCTTACAAAAATGAACAAATCCCGCCGGCGTAGTTTTAAAAAATACCGTGGCCAGGGGAAGTAATGTTAAAATTTTATTTATGGTTAATGGGTTGGTCGGGCAAGTTAAGTGCGTGGGCTTGGAGGCAACACGTTAAAATTTTGAGGAAAAAAAGATGGAAGTAGCGTTAATATTATATATGTGTTCTGCAATACAGAAAACTTGTTTAGATCCATACGTATGGCCTGAAAAATTTTATGACAGCTATGGCTGTATGATTCAAGGCTACAAAGAAAGTGAAAAAAAGATAGCAGAAATAGGGCGAGAAGATGTCAACAAACACGATATTTATATTAAATTTGAATGTCACGAATATAAGATAATACTACCACAACCTAAGCCTAAACCAGAAACTCAATCAAAAGTTGTAATATAAATGTCTGTCCGTCCCAAGAAAGGGACGAACAAACAAAAGGTGTGAGAAGAGACTTTTCTTTTATCTTAAAAAAATAATACTTGCAATACCTGTTTTTTAGTATATATTCCCATAAGTGAAAACAATAACAAGAAAGGAAATATGCGTTATAAGTATAAAGTGAGAGAGTTAACTGATGATAATAAACACATCACCAGAGAACAAACTAAACAAATTCTTAACAACTATCAGTATTCTAGCATAGAAGCTGTATCGAATGTTGGGGAAGAGAAAGAGATGGAAGCTATGTCTTTTAAAAAATTACAGAGAAAGCTTGACCCTAAAAAAGAATATTTAGTAATGTATACAAATAAAAAAAACAATTACATATCAACAATAATCAAAGGGAGAAACAATGGCTGATCCAGCTAAATACAAGTCACTATCTGTACCTCGCGAAGACTGGGAACAACTAGGTGTACTTGCTAATAAGACTAACAGAACCAGATCAAAGATGATTGGAAGATTAATCAGATTTTTTATGGATAACAAAGGTGTAAAAGCAAATGGGAAAAGTAATAAAAATAGCTAAACACGCTTGCATATGCCCGGTATGTCAAGGCAACGGTTATATAAGAGTTGCTACCGGGGACACATCAAAGGATTTTAGAGACAATAGTAAAGTTGAACAATGTGAACAATGTAATTCTTCTGGTGAATTAGAAATACAAGAACCCACATTAGAATTTTTAGAATCGTTTGGTTCAAAGAGGCTACAATGATTAAGAACTTTGTAGCTAAACTATTAAGAACACCAAAATTTAAACAACGGAAAGTAGAATCCAAAAAGAAATATAAAAGAAAGAAGAAGGTATCCGGATACTACTTTGACTACGACGGAAAAGAACGGATACTTTATGACGATAACCAATGAACAAGCAGCATACATTGCAGGATTATTTGATGGTGAGGGCAGCATATACTTTGCTAAACGACCTGAGAAAAAAAAGAAACACAAAGGTGATGGATATAGGACCTCTATCTCACAACGAATTAGTATGGAAGTAACAATGACAGACAAGTCTGTAATTAAATGGATACACGAAGTATTGGGAGTTGGCACGGTTGTTAAGAAACCACGCAAGGGTTTTCGTAAAGATGGCACAAAGTATTTAATGCAATGGAAATGGCGTTGCACTTTTAGAGACGCGTTCTACGTGTGTTGTATTCTGTGGCCCCACGCCCATACCAAATTACCTAAGATTCAACAGATCTTAGATCATTACTCAGGTAAACTGATGAATGATAAAGTAGTAAGTTTAGAAGATTATAAAATAAAGATGGCACTTGAATGAGTTGGAGAAAAAAAGAAATAGAAATGGTTAATGAACTAAACGAAAAAGTATTTAGTAAAGATCCGCTGCGTGTAGTATCTACTGCGTACTATTCTCTGGACGTAATTAATTCTAATTATATCAAAGAGTTAAAGAATCGTGAGAAGTATAACCCGCAAGATTTTGACGGATCGTTGATCGAAAAACATAAATACGATTATTTAAAAAGAAGTTGTGGTGACAGGATACCTGGATACATTTGTAGATTTAGAGATGGATCTTATTGGGCCTGGAATCTTAATAAAGTGGAACCGGTGTGGTATAATAAAGACTTACCTACAACTACACACTTTGAAAACAATGATTTTAAATCTAAAACAATTGGAGATTTAAAATTAAAAGATGGAGTAAAACTAATATGAACAAATACATAGAAAAAATTAAGGTATGGTCGTTGTTATACAGACAAGAGATTGTTCTGTTTGCGGCTGGCTTTATTCTTGGAGCGATAATATTTTGACACCAGAGTATGGTTTTGGAATGTTAGCAATGGGTCTGATTGCCATATTAATCGGAGCCATTGTTGCTTATTTTATAATTAAAAAGGTACACAATGAGAACGATACTAATAGTTAGTTTGTTATTGTTAGGGAGCTGCAGCTCAGTAAAGTTTGACAGCTACGACCCAACAACAGCAATGTTTAGATGGATAATTACAAGTGAAAAAAAATAATAGTTATAGATACCCAAAGACTCAACGAGAAAAGGTTGATGGTTTACGACACTACGTCTTTGATAAAGAAAAATTACCAAGTGTTACAACTATCCTAGACCAAACTCAATCAGCCGAGAAGCGCGAAGCGTTGGCAGCGTGGCGAGCTTCGAAAGGTGAGGCCGAAGCAACGCGGATCGTGGATGAATCAGGCGCGAGAGGCACGGCTATGCACAAGATTCTTGAGATGTATATCCTGGAGCAGGGTTACCTTGATGAAACATCAGTGGGTAAACAAGCACATAATATGGCAATACAAGTTATTAATAGTGGGTTATCAAATGTTACAGAATATTACGGCACAGAGTGTACCTTATATTACCCTGGATTATACGCAGGCCAAACAGATTTAGTTGGTATACACAAAGGCCAGGACGCAATCATAGACTTCAAGCAAACTAATAAACCAAAGAAAAGAGAATGGATTGATGATTATTTTCTGCAGCTATCTGCATATGCGATGGCACATAACATCTTATTCAACACTCAAATAACAAAGGGTGTGATTATGATGTGCAGCAAAGATAATTATTACCAAGAGTTTGTGGTTGAGGGCAGTGAGTTTCAAAAATATAAACATAACTTTTTAAGGAGGGTGGATGAGTATTATAGACATCGAAATGAGAAGACTGGATAATATCGCTAGAATGTATCATAAAACAGGTGGTGAGATGAAAGAGATGTGGAGAAAAAAATGGTATGAGTTAGCAAAACATATAGGAGGGAAGATAGATGAGAGTAAGAGACTTGCAGCAGATACTCGGAAAATTCACTGATGGTGAGAAGGGCACAAACATATCTGACTGCCCAATCTATATTGAAACCAAAGACGGATATATGGAAGAAGTAAGATTTATTGCATTAGAAAAAAATAAAATTATTGGCTCACCAGAACCAGCAAGAATTGTTTTAAAACACGAGAACTTACAAAGGTTTAGATCAAGAACTTATACAGGACCCAAAAAGAACTATGGTATTTAAAGAATCCATAATGGATAATGCGCAACAAGGTGCCAACCGGGAGACTGGGAGGCACCTGTGTACATAGAATTAGTCAAGTATCCTGACGTATTTTTACGATTTGTAAGTAAAGACGTACCTTTTCCACTAGATGATAAAACCAGTAGACTTATTAAATGGATGGAAAAAGCTATGTACCAACACCACGGCATAGGTTTAGCTGCAATACAAGTTGGTTATCAATTACGTATGTTTGTGATGGACTGCACTAGATCTCAAGAAAATCCACAAGTATTTATTAATCCTGTCATAGTGAAAAATAGTGAGGAAACTTTAACAGACTTTGAAGGGTGTTTATCTGCACCAGGCAAGAGAGGAGAAGTAAAAAGGTACCTTAGAATTACTCTAAAGTATCAAGATAAGGAAGGAGAAGAGCATACAAAAACATTTTACAATCTAGAGGCTAGATGTATTCAACACGAAATGGATCACCTCGAGGGTAAATTGTGTATAGATTATGAAAAAGGTGAGTATAGTCGGGACAAACATAAGTCCCAAACAATGGTCGAATCTGATTTTAGAACTAAATCTGATACGTAAACAATGGGCACCATATGCTAAATTTGAAATACAGGGCTCTGGAGTCCGTAAAATTATCAAAAATGGCACAAGTGTGGTCAAATTAGTACATAAATAAGGAGTGTGCCAGTGTATAGTAGAATTCTAGGGCAAAGTTTTTTTTCAGTCATTAAAAAAATATGGTGGCACAGGTGGCACAAGGCCAAAAATGATCTAAAAGTGTTGGTATTGTTGAATAATAGCTGTGCCACGACACTGATTTCTCTTGGCACAGCTTGGCACAAATGGTATAAACACTGGCTTTTTGGCAATTATGGCTTGGCACAGATGTACTCGGCGTGCGCGACCCTTTTTGTTTTTTTGAAAACTTTTTTGCCCAAATATTCCACTATACATTATAAGAGTTATTATGAGACGTCCTAAAAAATCAAAATACAAATCAGTAGTTATAAAAAAGAAAAGATATTACTATTACAAAATTACCTGGATCGATCCGACGGGTGATTCT